TCGTATGCATCTCTAGATGTTGTTTCATACCAAGAAACGCAAGTATCCCCGAAAATTGCAGTAAGTTTATTATTCTCTACTTTTTTAAGTATAAATCTAAACGCATTTGTTGCTGCTTGACCGGCTAGAATGATTGCATGATCTAGGGCATCTGACCATGAAGCAGAAACTACAACAGGTGCAACAATTTGGTTTAAGGCCCCAAGCATATTTGATGTTGTCAGTGATGGCCAAGCAGTTGCCCCAGCAGTTAATTCATCAAGTCTTCCTAAATAAAGGTTAGATGATGTTGCAAAAAATGCACATTTTTGACCATTTAAAAGTGATCCGTTCAATGGAGCGTTTGTCGGAGTAGCAATTGCATCTACGTCTGTTGTGGAGAGTAATGTCCCAGCAATAGCGGGGAGGATACTTGTCTGATGAAGCCATTGGGAATTTGTATGACCAAAAGCTCTCCCAAACGTCACACCTGTAGCTGATGTTACTGCGGCTATTGATGCACCCCCAGCAGTTAGCGATAGTTCAAAATCATTTGTTGTTAAGTTACGAACAAAATAAGTGGTATTTAAGGCAAAAGCTGCTGGAAGTGTACCAGCAAGAAATTGAACAGGCTCATTCTCTGTTAATCCATGCCCAATTAAGCTTATCTTGGCCGGAGTTCCTGAAATAATATCACCTGTTAATGCTGAGTAAGTTGGAGCAACGGAGGTATCTCGTACAAAGTATTGTGAATTTGCCGCAGTTCCTAAGTGAGTGTAAAGACGATTTGATGCTGTGTCGATTATTGCACCAAAGGCGTCAATCTCTTGGTTCAATGGTTGCATTACCACGCTTGTTGGGCCAGCAGCAGCACCGATTGAAGCACCATTAAACGTAGCAGACAATTCAAAATCATTTAATCCTGCGTTGCGAACAAAATACTTAGTGTTTACTGCAAAGGTTGATGTTGTCCAATTCGATCCTACTTGAGATGTAAAATAAACTTGATCGTTGTTATTGAATCCATGAGAAGCAAAGTTAAACTTTACAGGCGTACCAGTAGTGATCGTCATTGATCTAGAGCTAAGAGATGCAAGTCTACCAAGTTGATAAATTGCTTTTTGGTTATTTCCAGTGGCAAATGGAATCACTGGAGGAGATACTTGAGAAAAATCCGACTTGGCAATATTGTTTGCCATTAAGACACCAGACCCGCCCAAGAGAATTGTTCCAGTAGCTATTAAGTAAATTTTCCAACCAGTTGTTCCATTATCAATTACCTTTAATGATCTTATCGTGTGAACAATTGCTGGAGACGAAGGAAGAGAAAAATTTATTCTTCCGACGTATGTATGTATTCCAGTGATTTGATCAAATTCATAACAAAAAATCGGTATAATACCAGCCGCTATTGCACCTAAAAAAAATCCACGGCCATTTTCAGACGCAAAACTTGTTATTGCCGGAGCAATACCCGTGTCTGAAAACACATCAATGAACCTTGTGGGAGATGGCCCTAATACTGACTTAGAATCAATTGTTCTTTGACTTACTCGTCCGGCCAATGTTGTGCGTGTTTGGTCATAAGAAGTTCCGGTCGATGCCAAAAGTTCAAGGTCTAATGATTTCATTTATTAAATCCTTTAAAGAGAAAGAACAAAATAATCTCTTTCTAATTTATATTTATTCAATTCTAAAACGTATTCAAAATTTTTTACAAGGATATATGCACCAACAGATGGTGCCTGATATGTTATTTGAGAAATTCTTTCGTTTTTAGTTCCAAAATCAAGCCAAGTATAATTCTTGTCTCGATCTGGAGCTTTTAAAATTTGTTGAGCTATATTATCATCAATAGATGCTGTAATTGTATTTCCGACAAAGACTTCTCTAGCTGTATAGTCAGATCCCCTCGTTGGAGAGTCAACAAAGCTTTTGTGATCTTTATCTCTAGTCGTTCCACTAGCTGTCTGAGGTATTGCCAAGCTTTTCCTCTACATTGTGAAGTGTGATGTCGTCGTTATCATAATACCATGCAATCCATTCTTTTTTAACAAATTGAATATCAAAAAAGTGAACTCCATATCCTAGTCTGGATTGGAGTAAAAGCATAAGCCGCTGTAGCCCTTTCGGACTACTAGCGGTTATGTATTTTGGAATTCTACCAACAGGTTTCTTCATCTATTACGGAAGATCCCAAGCACGAACAATTAGCTCGCCATCTTGAAGAGCTGACAATCCATATTTAACATCCCAAGTGTGGGCCATAGAACCAGCACCAAACTCAATAGCCTTTTCCATGTCATGAACAGGGAGTCTGTGGAAAGCAAAACCTAAAGATTCTCTGTGACAAAGAACCATTTTGCCATCAGCAAACATACCGCCAGTAGCAGCGTTAGCAGTTCCAGCGTGGTTAACAACGATAACTCTCACGCCGTAAACAGATCCAAGTTCTCCGCTAACAAGTGGAGTTCTGTCGCCGTAACGATCAGCTTGAACAAAGTTAGCAACGCCAAGAAGTTGTTTTCTTTCTTGAGGACGAACAATCAAGAAACGATTGCCATCATCAAGCATATTAGCTTCATCAGCTTTTTGGATCATAGAAAGAAGAGTGTCTTCAATGTCAGTTACACCTGACTCAAAAGCAACATCGTTAGCAGTAGCAGCACCAACCCAAAGAGTATTAAGTCTTTCGATGTCTAAGTTTCTTCCGTGAGCAGAAGCAGCTCTTTCAGCAGCAGTAAGCTCGTAAGAAGGTTTAGCATCAAGCTCAACATCACCAGGGATTACGTAATAAACATACTTGCTTTTGTTAAGAGCGATCTCGTCAAAAGAAAAAGTAAGGTTCATTGCAGATGCAGCTGTTGGAGTAGCGTTATCTCTAGTTCCAACTGTGAAAGATGAAGCTCTAGGAATTTTAAGTGATGCAGTCCCTTTACCAACTAAAGATGAATAGTCAGCAAATAGACCAGATAATTTTGAAGCGGCCTGAAGTTCTCTTTGAACAACTTCGGCCACGAGTGCTTCTTGAACGTCTTGAACGTCAGCATTTTTAGCAACTGTCATGTTATACCCTCCAGGTATTTGTTATTTTCTATTTTGTTTATATGCCTCTTTCAATTCAGATAGAGTCATATCCTTTAAACTCTTTTTTGGTTCTTCTGGTGCTTTTTTACTTGGATTTCCGACTGATGCTTGTCTAGGAGTTGTTTCAAATAAGAAGTAATTCTCTTTCTTATTTTTTTCAATGATCTCTTTCAAGCTCTCAGTGTTAATTGTAAAATTATCACCAATCTCAATAGAGCGTAAGTCTTCATCATCCATTAATCGAATAAGCTTATCTGGATCCTTACAACCTGCCTTAACAGCTTCTGTCTTAATTGATCCTGTCAGCGTATTCCAAGCATAGCTTTTATTTGTTTTATCAAGCCTGCTTTCTAATTCCTGGACTCGCTTCTTATAGCTATCAAGTAACTCCTCTTTTTTGCCTTCAGCGTGAAGCTTTTCTTCTTCTAGCTTTTGCAATTTAGATTCATACTCTGAAAGTCTTGATTGGAAGCTTTTCTTTTCCTTTAAAACTTTCTGATAACTCGTCAAAGAAACTGAATCTTTACTCTCAACAGTCTCGCCACTGGCTTGATCTGCTTGCTCCACTGGAGCTTGAACTTCTTCACTCATTGTCAATCCTTTTATTGCAGTTGTCAATTTTACTTTATCCGAGAAACAAGCTCGAATATCTTTTCTCTAACTAAATTTGCTATTTCTTTTTTGGCTTCATCCGTTAATTGCATATAATTATGGCCATGCTTTTCAATTATGCCACGACTAATTTCATTGTAAGGAGATTGGCTTCCTATCTTCTTTGTCTTTCCTTGATATTTTTTATGTTTCTTATTTGAATGCTCAATTACAAAGGTTCTTTCATTGGTATTTGCTTTGATGTTTTTTCTAAGATCCTCTAGTAACTCACCAGTAAAGACAGCTTTAATCTTGCTTCTATCATAGGCCGGATCAGTTCTATTAATTGGATCATATCTTTCACGCCATTTAAGAGTGCCTTCTGCCGGTGACTTTTCTGACTCGTAATTTTCTTTGATATCTTTTACGACAATAGCACCAATCTTATCTCTTAACCCTTTATCTCTAAAAAGCTTATTGATCTCTATCCTAAGAGTCCTATTTAGTTTTGCCTCAAGTTGTTTTATTCCCTTGATGCTAACTGTTGCCATCGAATCCCTCAATCTCAAGATCAATCGTTTCTTGAATTGCTCGTCTTAATTCTGCCAGATCAACCGCTCTTTCTGTTGTGGTCTTTTCTGACTTACTAGGCTTTTCTTGATCAACTGCTTTAACTATTCTTTTAATCTCATTATCTTTAGTTATACCGAAGAAAGTTCTCTGTGGAAGCGTATCGCCTACGTTGTGATTATATGCCTTAAGAGTTTCTACCCCTTCTGCCATCTTTATTTTAACAATATTCTTCTGGGCTTCTGGCTCAAATGACTGAAGCATATCACCCTCAAGAATAAGATCCACCGAGTTTCTTGATACGCCTTTTTTCTCAGCGTAATCTTCTGAATATTGAGCAAACTTGCTTCCGTTAATGTCCTTACCACTGGAAGTTCTTTCAACTATCCTCTCAGCTACAAGCTCAAAGAATAATTCTTTTTGATAGTCCGTTGGTTCATATCCTAAGAGCTTTTTAAGGTTAAACTTTTGGCTTACCTCGCTCTTAGAATATTTAGGATCATTAACTCCATCCATTAAACAATACCTGCATATTGATCAACTTCTTGAATATGCTTTTCAGCTTCTTCTTTGGTCATGCCTTTAAGCTTCATCAGAACGTGGACTCTTGAAGTCAATCCAAGCTCAATTTCTTTAGCTGCTACTTCTAGCATTTCCATTTCTGTTTTAATCATCTCAGGCTTAGCAAACTCAACATTAACAGATAGATCTTCTGGCATAACTGTTATCTGATAAATATCTTTAAGCATTAGTGAATCATCAACCCTTAAGCCTCTAAATGATGAGATATAACAAGCAATGATCTCGGCAATCTCTTCTTCAACGTGCCGGAATAATGAAATATCTTCTTGGCTTGCTTCAAACTTTTCTACCATTTGAAGAAGCTTTTCAACGCCTGAGCTTGCTGTGCTTGTTGTAGGATTTCCACTTACAATTGATGTATCAAGACCACGTGAGCTTAAAAAAGCTGCTAGAAATGATTCTCTAAATTGTCTAATACCAGAAAGGTCTGATCCTGGATTAGCAAAACCAAACTCAGAGTTAACCGGGTTATTTGGATTTACTGGGATGAATATCATCTTATCAACGCCTATCCTGACGTTTTCAGGCATATGCTCGGCATCGCCACGATAGTAAGGCTGTGAATGACCTTGCATTTCTACGCATTGAAATTCGCTCGTCAATATTACGTTATACATAACAGTCGCATCGAATAAAGAATCAAAGCCTCTAATCCAAAACTCAAAGTTCTTCCCAGATGAAACATCTACAAAAGGAAGGCACTGAGTCTCTGCTAATGGTGACATGATATTTACATCATTATCTTCAAAAGCTTCGATTACAACTGACTCTGTTTCTTTGTCTAAGATCTCACCCTTGCCATTCATCACAAAGTTAAATGATTTTGACCAAACATAATATCTTTCGTTCTTTAAATTTTGATCATCGTAGTCAGCAATCTCTTGGTTGATTGAATCTCTGTATTTATCACCTTGAGAAAAGCCTGTTCTTCTAACTGCTCTATCAATCTTGTCTCTGCTAGTATTGTCAAAGTTGGAAATAATATAAGCCACTGGACGCTCTGGATTCTTTTCATCTGCAATTACGTCAAAGTGATGTGGAAGTAATACCCTGCACTTTAGCTTATCTTCGTAAGGGTATATCTGAATTGCACACTGCCCTTCATATTTATAAGCTTCGTTTGCCACCCTTAAAACAGTGTTAATATCCATGTCGGAATAGATAGAGCTAAATTCTGGCACTTCTTTATTTCCTGCCATGAATCTTCTGATCGGCTCTTTCTTATAAAGAGAAGCTTCTGATTTAGAAATCCTTCTTTGAAGGTTTACGTTTGCAAAGATAGACATTTCTTTAACAGTTAAAGGATCTAGTTTTGATTCTAAATACTCTTGAACGTATTGGAAGAAGTTATCCTCTTGCATATTCTGCTTTTTATAAGAGACAACTTTCCTCTGAGTATTCTCATCGGCCTTAATCTCTTTGATAATTTGTTTTCTGTAAGAAATCTCTAATAGTTTTTCTTCCATTATCTTCTCGCTGTTGTAAATGGTTTTAAAGTTCCAATCTTTTCCGTGCTATTTTTATAATAGTACATATAATAGCCTAAGGCAGAAACAACGTGCTGATAATCATTGTTGTCATCTTCCTGATAGCTTGATCCTTTCTTAATCTTTGTAAGCCGCAATCCCTCATCTACTTTTTTTGCATCTTTATATAAAAAAAGCCTAACATCACCATTATCATTTAAACAATGAGCATTAACAAGATTTTGCCTTAACCTTACTGGAGGATTTTCGTTTGGAACTTGCAGTTTTACTACTAGGCTTCTACCATTTTTCTTTTTATAGTTTTGAAGCTTTTTAAGAATAATATCGTAGTCTGTTGTTTTACTTCTTGTATCATTATTCTTTCCGTTCCTGTCTCCAAAAACTCTTACTTCATTAACAAGCTCTAGGCACCCATCTAAAATCATCTCATCCACAATCTGCTCAGTATTGAATCCTTCAACTATAAAATCTTTAATTATGTGAAAAACTCCATTTATTACTTGTCCATATCCAGATGACATTGGTTTACCGCTTGATATGTTAAAGTCATGAAAGAAGTCTAAAGGATATAACGGATTAATCTCGTATGATTTATTTTTAAGAAACTGCTTGTTCGTATCATAAGCATAATAAGGAGTTTGTCCCTGAATGCTAATCCATTGACCTTGAAGCATTCTTTTAGCCATCATTGGGTCAAGATCATTTCTAAGGTTTTCAATATACCATTTAGGCAAAAATGGATTTTGCTCCGTTAATGAATAGAATACCTTCTTTGAATAAGAATCTTTTTCAATAAATTCTTTATATAGATAGTGACTCGGCTCATCTGGATTGGTTAAGCATAAAATAAAGTTCTCTGAAACCTTGGGTAATCTTCCCACTCTCATCTTGACTGCATCATAGACTTCTTTGTTTGACTCTGATGCTTCTTCAAATACTGCCCCTGACAATTCCAGTGACCTAAACTTTTCAAGATCACCTTTATCGTATGAGTCGCCTATAATTTCTGACCCATTTATAAGCTTGATCCTCATCTCGGTCTTGTTGTATTCCTGGATTAAATGCGGAACATCAGCAATATGGGACAAAAGAGTTTGCCATAAAGTCCTTTTTAGATCTTTAAGTACTCTTCTTAAAATAAGTATTCTTGAATTTTCATTTCTTATTGCATGGAGTGCAATCACATGAGCAGCACAAATAGACTTAGCAGATCCAATTGATCCACTCATTAAAAGTTCTAGATTGCCCTTAGTATAATCAAATTGGTTAAAGTAATTAATTGCTTCATATTGCCAAGGAACAAGTCTAGGATCAAATTCCTGGAGCTGTGGAGTAGACAATTAAGCTCCGATATCTTCTTGTTTGGCATCGTTTGGAATTTCTACTTTTTCATTATTATAGGAAAGAGTGATGTTTACACCTTTATCCGCTACTGTATGAGAAATGACTTCTTTAGGCTTACCGATAAATGTATCACGTAAAAAGACGGCTGCCTGTACATTTCCCCTCACTGCTTGATTTGCCATTGCCCTTATTATTGATTCCCAGCTTTCGCCTACAATCTTTAATCCTTGCTCATGCAATCTTTTCTTGTGCTGGAGTAATTCAAAGTCATCTTTAAATGCTGACTTGGGCTTACCATTAGGATTTGCATTATTCCCAGGTTGAAATTTCGCCATCGTTTTTGCCCCGATAATCTTCGCCTTGCACAATGCCTAGCGTAAAAAGTTTTTTATCAGTTAGATAGCAGCTCATGAGTTTATTTATAACGGATTGGTTATCTGGATTTACCTCAAAAGTGATCTTTACTGACCCATCTCTTAAGGTAGAAATTGAAGAAAGCAATGCCTCTATAGTTCCAATTTCAGAAAACATTTTACCTCATGCCACTGGCTAACTGAGTAAGACCCCACTGGGATCTTTCTTTCAGGTTAACTACATGATTTATTTATGTCAATATTTTGAACTATTTTCTTTTAAGAAGCTCTTGATACATTATTTTATTTTGATCTTTAAGCGTATTAATTATTGATCTAAAACGCCTGTATTCTTCATCTATTGCTTGAGGAGAGTATGACTTAATTTCATTTTTAAGTTGATTGATTTGCCAATTAGCATTTTTAAGCTTCATCTCTTGATTGTTCTTTTTAGATTCTTCACGAAGCTCAAGAATTGAATCTATCACCTCTTGTCTTGGTATTAATTTGCTATCATCAAATTGCTTAATTCTTTGCTCGTATCCTTTAATGTAATTAATTTTTTTAGGACAATTTTTAAATAAATACTTAATTTTCATAAATTCCTCATTTTAATAATCAATCGTGAAATCCTAATGCGTGAATTAACTCTTTTCTTAATCTCTCGTTTGCTTCCCATAGCTTTTTATTTTCATCTTTTAAACTCTCCACATCAATCATTGATGCTTCTAGTAGCTTTGCTGTATCACTTATTCTCTTCTCACAATGTTCACAAGCTGCATTCCATATCTTTTCACTCATGGCCCTTTCATAGGATAATAAGACAGCATCACCCCAACCTGACCCATCAAGAAATTCATTAAATGCTTCTTGTTCTCTCATTTATTCCTCTAATTCTTTTAAACAGACCCAGACCAAGACCAAGACCAAGACCCAGACCCAGACCTAGACCTAGACCTAGACCTAGACCCAGACCAAGACCAAGACCAAGACCCAGACCCAGACCTAGACCTAGACCAAGGCCAAGACCTAGACCATTTTTGTTTCTTACTTATAATCATTTTAATTCACCAAAAGATTCAATGCAGTTTTTTTGGATATAAAATTCAGCAACGCATAGACTTTGTTCATCTTTATATTTCTTATCAGTAAACGGGCCTGTTTCATAAACAATTGCTGGATTAGAAATTAATACACAAGTGTCATTTATCCCGATAAGATCCCCGACATAAATGTAATTAAGACAAAAGAAAGTAACTCTTTTCCCCATAAGTTTTAACATACCTTCATTTTCTACTTCAGTAACTTGAACCAATTTTTTCATTTTATTCCTCCAATCTTTTTAATGCTTGCCTGGCATGTTTGCCATTATCATCCAATATTATCGGGTAGCCTATTATCCTTTCTTCAAACCATGTTTCCTCGTCGGAATAAAAATTTAATGCCTCAACCACTACGGCAAGCTTAAACTCAGCTTGATTACGCTCACCTTTTATTTGCATGATTTCTAGTTTCAATTCTTCAATCTCTTTCTCTAAAGCTCTTAAATGTTTCTGGTATAATTGATGCTCATGTTTAAGCTGATCAATCCACTTCTGCTCAATATCTTTACTCATACATATTCCTGTTTATTAACTTTTCATTAAAAACAATCCACCCATTATCACGTAGCCAATCGCTGTAACCAGTAAACTTTTTAGAGGCTGTAATATTTCCATAATTATGAATCTTATTATGGCAATTTTGACATACAGGGCACTTATTCCATGCTTTGTCTTTGTACTCAGGAAAACTTTTTTGAGTATAAACATGATGATAAGTCACGTAATTATCCCTTGATTCATTGCAAATAACACATGGCCTATCTGCTTTGTACGTCATAGCTCATCAATCTCGTGCAGTAATGATTCTTTATAATCACCAGTCATCGCATCAATAACTTCATCAAGTGGAACGTCTAAATAATTAGCTAGTTTTTTAATATATACTGGAGGCAGTTGGCATTTACCTCTTTCGATATTAGAAGCAAATTGAGCATTTCTTTGTAGGCCAAATACGTTATCAGATACTTGCTGCTGAGTAATGCCTAAAACTCTACGTCTATAATTCATTAACTCTGAAAGTCTTTTATTTATTATTTTCATATTCACCTTTAATTAACTAAATTAAAGTAATATGTAAATCAATTCTCTTTCACTCCGTCAATGACTTTCCATTTGGATCTAAATTTATTGTGATAACTCATCTTGGTAACTGCTTGCTGGTATCTTGACTCATCCCTTGTCTGAAATTTAAGCTCTATAAGCGTAAAATGAAGTTTATCTTGCATTAACTCAAGTCGCCTTCTTTCCTCTATGTCTGGACTATAAAGCGTATTTAAAAAGATTACCTGTGCATTCATTTATGAAGGGATCTGATTAGATCAATCATAGAATTTGCCATAGTTTCGCATAAGATCTCTTGCATCTCTTGTGAGATGACTTGATTTATACCAGTAACAACTTGAGCAATATGTCCAATCTCATGAAAAAGAGAAATCATCATTTCTTCTTCTGATAGTGTTTCTTGGATTAAGATCTGCTTGTTTGTAAAGTCTACTGCTGCCCATGCTGGAACCTCTATTAGTTCAACCATCTTTTTTTCTGATACAAGTTTAAGCTTATATGATCTTCCCAGAATTGTTAGTTTACTTGGCATTTTCTTTTTCATTTAAACAACTCCTTCCTTAAGTTTTTATCGACAAAATTCTCTTTATCAACAAAGCACTTTCCACATTTAGAGCATCTATAGATTTGAAATATTCCTGCCTTTTGATACTTCATCCCATTCTTGAAAAACTCGGTTGATCCACAAGTGCATATTCTTTTCTGCTCATATATTTGGAAGTTAATCGAGTTATCATACCTTATCAATTTTTCATAAACTTCAATCGTAGTTAGTACATCTTGCTTATTATAAAGCTCCATCTCTTTAAATGCTTCTTGATTACCCTTTAAGCACTCTCTCCATAAAGTATGACCACTAAATTTGGAATGACTTAATTTTTCTTGGCACTTTAAAAACTTAGCAAGATATTCAAGTTTGTTACTTGTAAATGAGAAATGCCTTCTAGCTATTTTAAGAGTGTCAATTGTTTGGCGTGGAGGGATTGGATCTAGTCCCCAAAATATAAAGCGAGTATTAATCTTTTTAAGATCAAACTTATCTATGTTATGACCCAGTAATATATCTGATTCACTTATTAATTCATGCAATGCCAGGATTAAATCTTTGTCATTTTCTTTGTTTTTAAGCTTTCTAACATCTTTGTAGTAAATCTTATCTTTATGTAGAAACTTAGCTGCATAGCTTAGGATAGACCAATCTTGCACAATTTGATTAAGTCCAAAGTTTTGATCATATAGGCCCCACCCTTCTAAGAGTAATGGTGCCAGCTCTAGGTCAAAGCATAATATTTTAGGAGGCTTTCTTATTATTTCTACTGGATCTGTAGTTTGAGAATATTTATTCGCCTCTAATCCAGCCGCTTTTACAATTTCAGAGTATTTGTGCTTTAAGATTTGTCTTTTAGACTGCCCAGATGCGATAAACTCTTCATTAGTAGGCGTTCTTCCAAGCTCATTAGCAAGTGCCTTTAAACGACAAACTAAGTCATGAAATTCTACTTTCGCCATTAAGCATCCTTGCTTATCGGTTTGAATATATCATCTAAGTATTTAATTATTTTTAAAAGATAAAAAGAAAAGTGGTCAGTTACCCAACCACTTCCAGGAATCAAATGAAAAAGTAGTGACGTGCCCTAAATGTATTAAACTAGCTAATTTATTAACTTACAAGGGAAGCAAGGCTTTATTAGTATTCTGTTAAAAGCTCTCTATAAGTCTTTGAGAAATTAAAAGTTCCGTTTTTAAAATCTTTGTCACACAAATTTGAAAATATAGTTTTATATTTTTGCTCTGATTCATTTGCCTCGTTTTTAATTTCCTCATTCAAATCGTTGTCACGTAGCATAAACTTATGAGTTTTTTCGCCACGAATAAAAATATATTTCTTACAAGCCCACATATTTTTTTTAACTGGGAATACAAAGTCGTTTAAAGAATCATACTGAAATGCTCTATTAGCTTCATAGTTTGTCGAGGTGACGTTTTTGGGCCTTACCCCTAGCTCAGATATACCCCTTCTAAAATCTTGCAAATTAGGCGAATTTCTAGAATTTCCGATTAGGTGCATTAATACTTTGTTAAAATCATCATGCGTTAAGTTTTTTACTTCATCATAAATCAAATTAATTTTGTCTTGAGAATAATTCCTTGCTCCAAACTGGTTTATAATTTTCATAAACATTTGCTCAAAAATTCTTTTTTCCATTTTTATTCTCCAATCCCAGCAAATAAATTTTTTATTATTTTATTTTCGTTGTACGTGTCAGAAAGAACTTTCAATGCATTATCGTAATCAATCAACCATAGCAAGTTAACTGTCCAATCGTTGTTGTTTTTACCGCTCAAAAAATTTGATTCTGTTGCCTTTAAAAAAAGATTTTTCCAATCATCAATCGTTTTTAAAAAGCCCAAACTCTCCAAAACATTTTCCAAATGCTTGCCAGAACCGAAACCTGGACAATAACCAAATTTGTTACCATACGAGTCATTCCAAAGATTCAAAACATCATCACACGTGACTCTTTCTTTTATACTTTCTTTTTCTTTTATTTTATTTTCTTTTATTTTATTAGGGGAATTTGGTGACATTTTGTTTTCATACTTTCCTAAATATTTTGATAAGTTAGGCACGTAGAACTCGTATAGATTTTCCTTAAATGTTACCACAAAGAGACCACTTTCCTGCAACTTTGTTACCACTTTGTTGCAACTTTGTTGTGACTTTCTTAGAACAATTCGTACAGTTTGTTGGTGTAAAGTTATTGGATTTTTGAATCCATTTTCGCATTGTTTCGCTAAAAGTTCTAAAAGAATGAAATAATAAGCATAACCCTCATAACCCAATAAACCGATTGCTTTTTGAATTTTTGGATCCTCAAAAGCTGTCATTGAATGCCTAAAATAATTTTTTTTCCCACTGGCCACAAATTGCCTTTTTAAAATATTCGCCCACTACTAACCAGCCCTAGCAAGAATAGTTAATAGTGAGCGATATAACCCTTTCGGGATTAAATTTTGGATTGCTTTGCTAGAGCAATTAATAAATATATTTAAATCTTTACATAGTAAATCTTTTTAATATAGAAATAAGTATATTTTATAAGGTTTATTAAAATGCAGTCTGAAATATTAAAATGCCCTAAATGCCAATCTGAATATGATCTTTATTACGATGAAAATGATCAAGTTGTAGCTCAAACTAAATGTAAGTGTCTTAAGCCCAAAATAAAAATAATAGATGAATTTATTAAAAGGATGAAAAATGAAAAATCTGTTTCAAAAAATAAACGAAGTTATGAAAGAGGTAAAATCCGTTCATAAAGGATCAACCGTAAAAATTAACGAGAAAGCTTCTTATACTGCTGTTTCTCATGATGATGTAACTGCTTTACTACACGACCCAATTGCTAGAGTTGGAATTGTTGCCATGCCTAGAATGGAAACTTGTGAACTAGAAATCATTGAACAATCAAAAAATTACCAGGGACAAGTTACTGTTTCAAAAAATTACTTAGTAAAAGTTTGGGCAAGCGTTACCTTTTTTAACTCCGACAATATGACAGAACAGTTTCAAACTCAGTGCTTTGCTTATGCTTTAGATTCTGGAGATAAGGCAACTGGTAAAGCATATTCAATGGCAATTAAATACTGTTACTTAAAAACTTTCATGCTCGAATCTTTAGATGATGAAGAATCAAGAGATTTTGAAAACAATTGGAAAAATGAACCAGTGATAAAGAATTGGGATCACGTTGCAAAACCAATATCAAAAGCCCCTAGTGAAGCTCAACTAAAGGCTATATGGGCAATATCTAAAAAGTTAAATATTGAAGTTCCAAAATTTGAATCATTTGAACAAGCAAGCTCATTCATTAAAGCCAAGGGAGGAAGATGAAAACTATAGCTAGTGCTACTTTTCTAGGGACTGCATCTAACGTTGTAGGGACAACTACTAAATCAGGTATCCCGATGACTACTTTCACAATGACAACAATAAAGAGTATTAATGGTGAAGATAAGCCTCTTTACCATTCTATTGTTGCTTACAATAAGAGTGCAGAATTGCTTTGCAAATTTCTAAGAGATGGGAAAATAGTTTACTTAGATTGCGAGATCTCCAAGGCCATATCTCATGACGAAAAATATCAGTTTATTGTTAAAACTTTTGCATTTGTTTAATTAAAAGGAATATTAAAATGACGAACTTACAAAAACTAAGAGAACAACTTTCCACCGCTACAACTGAGTTTAAAATTATTGCAATTGATAATTACTTAGCAATCGAACAAGATATTCTTAATAGAAACTTTGTTTTGGCCGTTGCTCACCTGGACGCTCTATTGATGGGATCAATCATTCAAACTTACATAATTTATTCAAAGAAGCCTTCCAAGACTCTAAAAGAGCTGGTTGAGTCAAAATCCGAGAAAACCTTTGAGTTAAATGATATTACCTACAATTACGCTGGGGACTTTAAGACTCAAGATCCGCATGGTAATCACATCATCGTTCCGATGTTTCAAGAGCTTGGTAAGCCATACTTGGTTGAGCTAGATTTAAGCTCTAAAATTAACAGGACTTTTTAAAATGAGTAAAATTATCTATAAGCACCGACTAACTGGAGAAAGCATCCAGGTTTGGAAGGTTACTCCGTCTTTATGGTACAGGCTTGAAAATGGAGAAAGAATCTATATGAAGCAAAGAGATTTGAAGCAATATAAATTCCAAAAAAAAGAATCTGACACTGGAGGATGGAAAGCTGATAATAGAAAGTTTTTCAAGCCCCAATTATGAGTCAAGGGGAATATTGGGGAGCGGTTTACTTCTGCTTTCTATCTTTCTTTTTTGGATGTTTTTTCGGGAGTGAGATTAGACTTTCACAACACTACCGATATAAAATGGACGCCGAAGCAACCATGAAAAGGTACAGAAAAGAAATCATGCAATGCCACGGAATAAAGGAGAAACATGAGAATAGTATGCGAGTTAAGTGATGTGACAGTAAGGAAAGCGTGCGTTTTAGTTGAGCAACACTATAAAGATGATGACTTTAGGCCATACTTTAAAGATGTTCACTTTAACCACACAACTTTTCAGGGAATACACGCTTTTGAAATTGCCAAAATGAATCTAGAAAATCAAATTGTAATTGTTAAGCCTTATCAAACATGGAACCCATGGTCTAACGTCATAGGTTACGCAGTAAATGAGTCTATTTTTGTTAACACCAGAAAGCTCTATCTCCCTTTAGTGGATAGAATAGAAAACATAATTCACGAAGCTTATCATTTGGCCGGATTTTCTCACAAAGGAAACAGGGTTACTGAATACAACTTAAAAACTGTTCCATATCTTGCATCATCATTATTTGTTAAATATTTAAGAGATAAAGAAATAATATAAGAAACAGGGGAGCAAGTCTTCCCTGACTCAACTCCCCTGCTGGAGGACGAGACGGTCATCTCTAATTTAATTCTGATCGTTACTAATCATGCCGTCAATTACGTTAGGGAAAGAATGTTTTCTCAAGATAACTAGAATAGTTGGTTTATCCGCATACATATATGAGGCATGAATATCTAGATTGTAACAATCATCAATCCCTAGAGTTTCAAATATCCCATCCTCTAATGCTTTTATAAGATTAGAAAGATCGGGTTTTTTTCTGTTTAGTTTTTTTTGCTTTGTTTTTAGCTTTGGAGAGTAGAAATAAAATTCTGTTGATATATAGTTCTTTTCAGGATCAAAAGAAAAACCTTGTTCGTACAATGCCTTTAAAGTTGAAATTTGAACTAATTTTTTATACTCAGACCCCTCTTTAGAAAGAAATCTTCTTCCCATTTTGTTAGTGGGATATAATCTATTTAATGGAAGACCTTCAGAATCAATTTTTATTTTTATCATTTAAAGATTCTAGTCTCTTTATGATATCTGTCCAAATTTTTATTTGAAACTTGTTCCCATTTACTTTTGCTTGCTCCAAATTCTGATAGCACTCATGAAGCTTTCTTGTTTTACTTATCTTTTTTCTGTCAGGGTATTTTGCATCGTCTTTCAAGCTTTCTTATCCTTAATTCTAGCGAATCAATATATCCCTCAAGATCTGCATAGCCAGCAAAGTCAGTGCAAATAAGCTCATCTTCTTCTTGCTCGAAATCACCACTAGAGTCAGTGCACATCCAAGCATCGGTATTACGCAAGCAAAGAGGAGCATCTGGGCGATTGGGTTTTGATACACAACTAACGCTTAAAAATAGTGTAAAGATTACGACGAAGCTGATTGCGCTGCTCATCTGTTAAATCCTTTTTTTGTAATTCAGAAATAACTTTTTCTCTTTCCATTCCAATCTCTTGCGTATTAGCCTCGTCTTTGGCGTCCATTTGTTGATAGTAAAGATCCACACACTTCATAAAGAGCTCATGAAGCAAAGGAATTGCTTTTACTAACGACACAATGAACGCCGCCCAGCTCATTACTTACCAGCAGCTTTTTTCAATGCTCCAGCAATTAATTGGAAAACTGAATTAGCTTTTAAGCTTGGGATAAGTGCTAAAAGCTCAGATAGAGCGAATAAAAATAAAAGAATCTCTGCTTTGTGTGAAACTATAACTTCCATGTTTAACCCCTTTTAATTTGAACGTGGAAATGTTCTCCATGTCCGTTATCATGCCAATAAACTAAATTAGGCTTACCAGTCTTTTTAGATACTGCACCCATGTGACCATATTTATTTTCAAAATATCTTTCAAATTCTTTTATAAATTCTCTAGGGAAATCTCTAGTTCTAATGTCAACTGCTCGCCCTTCACTGTGAGAAGTACTTACTCTCCCTAGCCTTGCATCTTCAAATGCATCACTAAGTAAATCAGTGATAATAAATTTATGACCTTTATTA